GAGATCTGAGCAAATGTCTTTTCCAGCCAAGGACTTGGCAATTTTTTGCCCAGACCTCTCGTCATAAGACCTGATTATGTAGAGAATTTTGAACTTCGAGTAGGTACTCATTAGATTGTCCAGAACTTTTTAAACATTTGCTTTGTCATTCGAGTCACCGATCATACTTTGGGTATCATAGTGTCATTCGCGAGGGCTGAATGACAGAGCTTCTTAATCCAGGTATTGTTTACTTTTACGGCCTACTTGGCACAACTTTGGCATCAGCCGGGGCTGGCATGGGCCAAGACCAAGGTGTGCTGGGTGCCGAGACTCTTGTGCCGGCTGGTGTTTTCATCAGCGGCATCACGATTACTGGTATTCTTGTCTGGCGAATTGCCAGTCAAAAATCCAAATACGACCTAGATATGTACGAGATGAGAAGTCGGCTCGAGAACTTAGAAAGAAAGATTGAAGAAAATGAACAAAAAGACTGAACAAGTTTCACGCCCTCCTTTCGTTTTCAACCCCTACGACCTCGAAGATGCGATCAACAACGGTGGCATGACATTCAAAGTCTACTACCCACCAGTGTCCAAGGATCTGGATGCTCATGATCTCGAAGAGGAAAATGATGGGAAAAAGGAAGAAAACACACAAATTATTTATGACGAGCCTATTGAAGAAGAGGCGGGTGAATCCTCGGAAGAGAAAGAGTAATGAGTAGTCCACTATTCCCAACTTATGAAGATTACTTGCAGGCTCTCAGAGAGGGCAGGATCTATGTGATCCCTCCTGAAATTGCTCAGCACTACAAAATGTTTGGGCGGGTGCCCTTGGTTTCGGCAGTTTCCGCAAAAGCTGGGAGGACTAAAGGTCGTGTGCAGCAAGCGACAGCAGTGTCTGACCCAGACAGTCTGAATGGGTTGCATTATTGGATTGATGCAACTGATTCAAGAGCCTTCGGTGGCTCTTTAACTCCGGTTCCAGGTAGGGGCGGCGCAGATATTACTGGCTTGACCGCACGTTCGGGAGAAATTTCTTCTGCTATCAACCTTCAGTCGCCAGGAACGAGAACGAACCCAGCATGGACCGAAGGCGGCTTAAAAGCACGACATCCAGGTATCACATTTGATGGTAGTGGAGATCTTTTATCTGATAGCAATGGGACCGAAACTTCAATTGCTGCAGGCGATTTTGAGTGGTATTCGGTTGTAAAAATGTCTTCAGGCGTTTCCCAATTCGGAACTTTTATCAGATGGATGGGCATGAATTGGCAGATGGAGACCAACGTAGCCACACTCAAAGTTACAGGAAGTTTTGGTACTCATACTTTCCCAAACAGAATCAACAGTCTTAGTGACGACGCTCAAATTCTTGGCGTTATTCGAAGAAATAACAAAGTCTTTTTCACATCGAGTGGCACAAGAAATACTACTCAGCCTGGAATCCTTGGACGAACCAACACTGGAGGTAGTGATGTTGTTGAGTCGAGCGACAAGTTGATTTTAGGGGACAGCACTGATTCCAATCTGGCAGTTGATCCAATGCCATTCAAATTTGCAGAAATGGTTTGCTATAAGGGACAGCTGACGAATACAGAACGTCGCGGTCTTTTCGATTACTTCAAGAGCCACCACACCATTTCCAGCGTAACTACGCCAAGTATTAGATAAGGGAATCCAATGCCACTATATGGACCAGACGGAAGCCCTCTTCCCGTAGAAGAATCAATCAACGGGACAGCCAAAGAAAAACGGCAGGCATCACAGCACATCCGTAAAAGTTATGCAAACTATTTTGCAAGTCTTTACGGACTGAATCAAAGTGCCCTGTATCGGGCTACAGAGCCTTTCCAGAATCACGCATGGGTTTATTGCACTGCAATGCTTCGTGCTATCAATCTCTCACAAGCCCCATTTTATGTGTACAGAGAGAGCGAAGATTTTACCACGCGAAGGATGCGTACCAAGTCAATGCCTCGTGCGGGTCGAAAGCGTCGTGCCGTTCACAGGCATTTGACAAAGAACCAAAATCCGAGCAGATTTGCAGGACTGAAGGTAAAAGAACTTGAGCCTGATTTTGATCACCCTCTCTACGACGTTTTCCATCGTGCAAATGAGCACATGACTGGAAATCAGCTTTGGCAGATTACAGAGCTTTTCATGGCCACAAAAGGCGAAGCCTTTTGGTACTTGGCTAGCAGCGGTGATCGCCCTTATCAAAAAGGGGAAATTCCTTTAGAAATTCATCCTTTGAACCCTGATGCAGTCCGTGAGGTCGTTGACCAGGGCGTGCACGTGGGCTGGGAATATAGAAGTGGTCGGTACACCACTGGGGAATATGTGCCGATGAAGTCTCAAGACCAAACCGTGTACTTGACTAAAGGTGAGATCATTCACTTCAAGTACATCAACCCTGAGAATATGCTTCGTGGCTTCTCGCCGGTTGGTCCGACTGCAATGGCAATCAAGACTGACATGCTCTCTAAGCAGCACAATCAGAGTGTGCTAGAAAACGGCGCCAACCCAGGCGGTCTACTCATCGACAAAGGTGGCACAGAACCATGGACGGCTGAGGAAGAAGAAGAGTTCGTTGATCGATGGGAGCAGCGGCACAGAGGCCCTGGCAACAGGGGAGAACTTGCCATACTCACTGGCTCACTTGAGTACGTGAACACAGGCATGTCGCCGCGAGACATGGATTATCTAGAGTCAATCAGATACAACAGGGAAGAAGTTTTTGGCTCCATGCGTGTGCCAAAATCAGTTGCTGGTATTACTGATCAACTCAATTATGCAACTCAACTCGGACAAGACTTTAATTTCTGGGATAAATGCCTCATTCCTGAGGTTCGTTATTTTGAAGATTTGCTTGATGGGACTATTTTCTTTAACCAGACAGATGATGTTGTCGGAGCATTCGATCTTTCTGGCGTTGAAGCTTTAAGACAGAGTCTTGTCGATAAAATAGAAGTTGTTGACCGCCTTACCTCACAGAACATTCACATGCCTCCTTCAAAGGCTTTTGAAGTTGTTGGGCTTACAGTTCCAGGTTATGCAGGCGATGACACCGCTTTCGTCAATCCCGCTAATGCAGTCCCTTCGGTAAACGTTGTTGAAGACCCTCCAAACCCGGATCCTGATCCACCGTACATTCGCCCCTCACGCCGGCCAGATGATGAGGACCAAGAAGTGGACCAAGAGCCAATGGATGTGGAGGAGGAATCAATTGCCGAAGAGCAACAGCAGGTATTTGATTCCATTGCCAATAGCTTCGAACCGGCATGGACGTCGTCGATTTCAAAAATTCAAAAGAAGTACGAGTCCAGCGAAGAGGGCAAGATTTCTCAAGAGGATGTGGCTTCTGCTCTCAAAGAGGGTTTCTCGACGGCATATGCCACCGCTTTGGGCCTGGCATATGACTACACGACACGTAAAGAGATCGAGAACCCGAGCATTGCTATTGACCATCCAGAGATTTTTGAGTGGCTTCAGAACCAAGCCAACCGGCTGACGCAGACTACTTTTGCTGCAATTGAAAATAATCTCAGCATTATTGACTCCCAGTCCAGCAATAACTCAGATAAAAAATCTGCAACAGATCAGTTGTTTGCAATTTTGGCCAGTGAAGCCAAAACAAAATTAGCCACAGGCATTGAGGCAGATTCTTTCATAAGAAGTCTCCGCAATGAATTATTCCGGCTTTCAGAATCAGACCCAAAAGAGTGGAGAATTGGCAACCGTTGACACTCAAACGAATGACATAAAGATTTCTGTCATTCGAAAAGGTTCTGTGTCATTCGGGTAAAGTATTGTCCTGAGTGTTCTCTGACTACACTTGACTTGCGAAATGGTATTTAATTATGAACAAAATTGACATTAACAATTTAAAATCTGCAGAACCACTGAATATTGATGAAGTGGCCAGATACCTGTCTGATAATGATGTTGCCAGCAACGTCAAAGTCGATGACGAGGGAAACTGCAAAGTGATTCGCGACTCTATGCAGCCGAATCGCAAGTCTCATAATTACACCAATGAGGAGCTCCGGCAGCTTGCCGAGAATTCAGGTCTGGTTTGGCGAGATGAGTACGCAGACCGTGCTATCGCATGGTGGGCATCAGATGAGCGTGTAGACCGGCATGGCGACATTGTTTTGCAAAACTGGATTTTTGACACCTTCAAAGACAATCCAGTGATGCTGTACTCGCATGAGTGGGACTCTCCACCAATTGGGTCTGTGATCAAGTGGGACGTGGTTCGCAGGCGGGCTGAAGATTATCAGGGTCCAAGTCTCCAGCTTTTGCCAATTTTTGCCATGGCTGATGAGTACCAATGGGCAGACACCATTTTCCGTTTGGCAAAGGCCAGAATTATTCGTACGGGCAGTGTCGGCTTTTTCACGGAAAACGTTATTCAGGTAACTGATGCCGAAGAAAGAAAGTCCCTTGGCTTGGGCCCAGAGGGAATGGTCTTTGACAAGAACGTACTTGTCGAATGGACTGTTGCACCAGTTCCAGCCAACACTGGTGCAGTACAGGTAATTTCTCGCGCCGCCAAGCACGAGATGATCCAGCCAGAACAAGACCTGAAGATTCTGCGTGATATTAGAAGAACTTACGATCTTTCTACTGGAAACGAAGAGAGCTGGCAGCTCAACGACTACAACCTTGTAGAGATGTGGAAATCTATTTTCCCTGACTGTGAAACTGGGGATCACTCTTGCATCTCTAGTCCAATCGTTGACTTTGCTAAAGCTGGGCACAAAGAGGACGAGGAAGAAGAAGAGGAAATGAAGGGCGGTCATGAACCTTCAGAAGACGAAGAAGAGGAGATGAAGTACCAGCACGATGACGATGATGAAAAGAAGGGGGGGCATGAGGAAGAAGAAGAGGAGGAGATGAAGTACCAGCACGATGACGAAGAGGATGAAATGAAGGCTGGACACGAAGAAGAAGAAGAGGAGATGAAGGCTGGACACGAAGAGGAGGAGGACGCAGAAAAGGCCGGCCATAAGGATGAAGAAGAAGAAAAAGGCGCCCATGAGGATGATGAGGAGGAAGAAAAGGGTGCTCACGAAGATGATGAAGAAGACGAAAAGGAAGAGGACGAGGAGGAAGACAAGCCTGGAATGGGCTACAAAATGGTCGTTCCTTATGAAGCCACTCCAGTTTCTTCAACTCCAGAGGCCTCGTGGGATAGTTCAGAAGCTGAACTGAGAATCAGAGATTGGGCATTGAACAGCGATGGAGACATTGACTGGGCCAAGTACATGACGGCCTTTGCGTATGTAGAGCCCGGCGACGAGGACATACTTGCTGGTTACAAACTGCCACATCACGATATTGAAAATGGAGAACTCGTCACCCATCGCCGTGGCGTGATCGCCGCTATGGCGGCGTTGAATGGTGCTCGTGCAGCAATGGATCTCACAGAAAATGAGAGATCTGAAATCTACACCCACCTCAGTCGGCACTATTCTCAATTCAATATGGAAGCTCCCGATCTGATTGCCAAATCAGACTTGCTGGTAGAAGAGCTTACAAAGGAATTTGAAAAGGCTGCCCACGGTTACGCGGTCATGGGCACTTCAGCATCAGGGCCAACCGAGGGCACTTCAGGTTATTTCTATCCTCTTTATGAAACCATGGAAGAGGCTGAGAATGCTGACACCGCCATGGGTGGTGACGGAAACGCACACGCTCATACATTCGAAGAAATGCCAGGTGTAACTTTATACATGCCTGATGGCTCCATGAACCACGGTACTGAGACAGTCCCTGACGTTTATGACATGTATGAAATGCCTGATGACGAGATGGTTGAAGAGGCCATCACCGCTGCTACAAAAGTTAGTCCTGGAGACTACGTCCAATGGGATGGCAGAAAGGGAATGTATACGGGCGTCGTCAGCCGGCTTCAAACAGATGGCGAGGCCGGTGTAGGGGTCGATAGGCAGGAGGCCACTGAAGGCGATCCGATTGCCCATGTTGACATCCTTGCCAGACTTGGCGGCGAAGAATATTTCATCACAGACCGATCTGTACCCGTCAACATTTCAAGATTGACAGTCATTGAAATGCCTGAAATTGTGAATATGTCCCAGCAAAAAGATGCTTCTCCCGAGGTGATCACTGCTCTGGAAAACAAAGTTGAAGAACACAATGAGGAGTATGGAGATGATGCAAGAAAGAAAACTAATCTTTCTACTCTTGAAAAAGTTTTTGATCGCGGCGTAGGGGCTTATCGGACTAACCCTTCTTCTGTCAGACCAACGGTTGTTTCAGAAGAACAATGGGCGTATGGACGGGTCAACAGTTTCCTGCATGCATTAAGAACCCTCGAGTTCCGAAATGCTCCACACGACACTGATCTTTTACCTTCACAGCACCCACTGTCTTCAAAATCCATAGTTTTCTCAGAATTTGCTGAAACAAAAGATGGACATGTTGATCTTACAGTCCCAGAATACATCCGGGAAAATGCGCGTCGAGGGCTGGAGTATTACGATGATGGCCTCGGAGGCGATGGTCTGCGTGATCAAACGGTTGCAGATGCACGAGACATGGCGCGTGGACAAATCACTGAAGACAAGGTGCGCCGGATGCGTGCTTGGTTCTTGAGGCACCAAACAGATCTTGAACCAGAGCAAAATAACAACCCTGACCATGAAGACTTCCCGGGTCCAGGAGCCGTTGCTTGGTATTTGTGGGGTGGCAATGCCACTAGCAACCAGATGCAGGCATTCGAATGGGCTGACCGTAAGGTGATGGAGATGGAAAGAGACAGTTCATATGGATCTGCATCAATCACCATCGAGACACTGAGCACAAAAATTACTGAGGTGTCAGAGTCTTTAGAGGCAAGAATTTTTGGACTCGAAGGTCAGATTTCAGATTTATGCAAAGAACTGAAAAATATTTCTTCCAATAACATTAAAAATCACGCAGACGAAGTAGAATCTGATGTCATCAATGAAGCTTTGTTAACAGCTTTGCAGATGACTGAACAAATTCGTTTTATGAAGGACTAATTCAGAAATGAACCGGAACGCAAACTCCTCCGAAAGAGAAGTCGCTAAGAAGCTTCTCGAAAACATCGAGAACCTCTCGAAGGACTACAACGGTCTTTCCGAAGAGGTTGTGCAAATCCAAGCTGATTTGAAGTCAGCCGGCATCGACACTGAAGGCTTGAACATGAAGGAAGTTTCTTCCCAGTTCGAAGTCTTGCGTGCTCAAGTCGATGAACTTCGTCAGCAATCCGAGGCGGCTCGCTCACGAAATGGTGGCGGCATTGCTGGTCTGAAGGAAGAGGCTCACAAGTTCTCCTTCATTCGCTGCATGGATGCAATCGCTTCCAACAACTGGGAAAAAGCTGGCTTCGAAAAAGAAGTCATGGACGCCGCCCGTACCAAGGCTCAAACGATCGGAGTAGGCACCGCTGGTGGCTTCTTCGTTCCGGATGAAGTTCTTGATGATGTTATCGGCGCCATCTACACCCAGTCTGCTCTCATCAACCTGACTGGTGAAGACGGATCAGCCACACGAGTTTCTGTGATCGACGGCCTTCAGGGCGGAAACGTCAAGATCCCTAAATTCTTGGG